AGGCCATCGCGCAGGCGCTGGTGAAGCCATGATCGTGCGGGATGGTCACGAGAACGCGTGGGAAGACCTTGCGACAGTGCGCATCGCCGAACTCGAAGCCCAATGCGCGGCGCTGCGAGAGGCGTTGCAGCAGTTGTGGCGCGAGGGCAAACGACACAGCCCGGAAGGGATCCTGAAGGCATCGGCCGCCCTCGCCCCGGACGCTGGCGAGGCGTTGTTGGAGCGCTTGGAGCGGGCGGAGTTTCAAGTCTTTTCGTACGTCCATACGGATAAGGCGCGGTACCCCGAGCAGTCTCCGGGGTTCATGACCAGCGAGCATGCGCTTCAGATTGGCAAAGAGCGCGCTTTTCAAATCCGCAACACCGCCCTCGAGGACGCGGCGCAGGTGGCGGACCAAGACGCCGAGTTTTTGTGCGGCGGTACTTTCCTGTGTCCACCTAACGATGTCGCCATAGGGACTGCCCGAAGAATCGCCGCCGAGATCCGCGCGCTGAAAGGGAAGCCATGATGCATTCCCCGCTCAGCCACTTCCCCGGGGAGCATTGCGACAATTGCGACTGGGAAGGTAGGTCCTCGCTGATGGTCTTCGCCATCCCCGTCAAGGCCGTCAGCACGGCGAATCTCCGGGAACACTGGGCGAAGAAATCCAAGCGCACGGCGAGCCAACGCAGCTCGGCCCGGTTGTGCTGCCCACGGTGGGGCGCCGGGCCCATCCTGGTGGTTCGCCTCACACGGGTGTCGCCGAGGCAGCTGGACTCAGACAACCTCGCTTCAGCCCTCAAGGCGGTCCGGGATGGGGTGGCCGACTGGCTGCGCATCGATGACGGCTCGCCCCTGGTTCGCTGGGAATACGGCCAGGAGCAAGGTGCCGACACTGTAAGAGTCGAGGTGGTGCCCGCGTAACATAGCTATATAGCTATTCTTGACACGGAATAGCGATATAGGTATTCTTCTGTTCATGGGGCGAGGCAATCAAGCCGGCCCGAAACTGGAGAGAAGACGATGGTGGCCTTATTCTCGGTGGTGCTGGTGGCGACAACCTGGTTCCCCGCAACGTACGTAGCCCGGACCCTCCTTGAGGCGGTGCGCTAATGATGCCCATCTCTGTCCTGACGACGCCGCAACTCATTCCCAGCTGGGGCCAAGCACAGACGCCGCTGGCCGACGCCGTGGTGCTGTACGTCGCGAAGGTGGCCTACGTGAAGGCGAATGCGAGGAAGGTATGAGCAAGCACACTCCGGGACCTTGGGAAGTGAAATCGCCAGCGAACGATTCACGTGCATTCGATGTCTATGCGCAGGGCGGGCATCTCAAGATGCACCACGGGCATTGGGGTGGCGAGGCGGACGCTCGGCTCATCGCCGCTGCGCCGGAGTTGTTCCAGGCGCTCCAGGTATTGCTCGAAATGCCCGCGCTGAAAAACATCCCCGTGCTCGGGACTGGACCGGTAGACGCCGCTCGCGCAGCCATCGCGAAGGTTACTGGAGGCAAGCCATGACTTCCACCGTCGGCTGGTGGTGGAGCAGAACGGGAGACGAAGCGATGAGCGAGATCTTTATCTGCCCGAAGTGCAAGCGCAGTTACGTCACGTACACATGCCCGCCGATGCCTGAGTGTCCCATCAAGGTTCGAAACGGCTGGCCCAAGGAGCCGAAGCGATGAGACGCACTCCCCCCAAGCGCGCCTCCAAGGGCAGCATTTCCGGCTACATTCTCATCGGCTTCCCGGCGGACCTCCGCAAACGGCTCGACGCAGCGGCCAAGAAGGAAGGCCTGTCCATGGCTGAATGGGTGCGGCAGGCGATTGCCGCGCTGTTGCCGCCTGGGTAGGGTGGACCAGCGGGAAGCGCGGGATGGGCTTCGAGTCCGAACGTGTCGGAGGGCATTACCCTTGAACGGCCCGCGTTCTCCCGCTCACGGAGGGTGCCCATGGACGTACTCCTGGTTGTGCTGCTGCTGTGTCTCTTCTTCGGCTTTGGCACCGGGCCATGGTGGGGTTACCACCACTACGGTTATGGGCCCTCGGGCCTTCTGTGGACGGTGGCACTCATCTGCCTCGTGGTGTGGGTGGTGCGGAGGGTGAGGTAGAACCGCGCGGCCGTAGCTCAAAGGCAGAGTGCCAGCGTGCCAAGCTGGCGATCCGGGTTCGATTCCCGGTGGCCGCTCTGGCGATACGGGGCATTTGACTTACATGCGCCCCGTTGGTTTGGTTGCCCAATGGCAAAGGGCGACTACCCGGAGGCGCTGTCTGATGCCATGGCCTTGGGCGAGGTCTATCGAAAGCGCATAAGGGGTGAATGGGTATGCCTTCGCGTGCACCCCGTCATCTGCGCGGATATTCTGAAGGCGTGGGGTTCGGTTCGGGTCCCTAGGGGCCCGCACGACATGGAGCGGTCCGAAGACGGTTGGATGCTCAGGCCCGAGCGGCTTTTCCTGATGATCCAAAAGCGGATCGCGGCATGACAGACACCGTTGCGGAACGCGACTGGACCTATTTCGGCATCAAGACAGACGGCACGGACACCACCGCCCAGCTCCAGGACGCACTGGACTACTTCGGCTGCCGCGCGGGGTATGGCATCGGCTCCAAGACAGGCCACCTCACGCTTCCGCCCGTGGGCGTCTGTGGCTTCTCGAGCGAGCTCACCTACTTCGGGGACGTCAGCCACTCGCTGGTGATCGACTGCGGCACCGCGGGCCGCGTGGATGGGCAAACGGGTTGTCTCCTGAAGTGGCTGGGAGGCCCGGGGGCCGTCGGGGTACGGATGGTGGGCGCCAACGGGTGCATCGTCCGCAACATCGGGCTTGACGGAGCCAACGCCCTGGACTTCCCCGTGGCCATCGACAACGCGCGGGAGAATGGCGGCACCTTCGTCTGGGGGCCCTCGGCGAACAACCTGCTTGAAAACATCAGCGTCTTCCGACACGCCGGCGTGGGCTGCGCCTGCATTCGCATCGGCGGCGTGGGTGGGACGCAGGTGTCTGAGGTGCACGTGGATCTCTGCTGCCTCAAGGGCCGGACTGGCACCACCATCGCAGGCGCGGGCGTGAAGGTGACGCAGGCGGGCAACTGCAAAAACATCCGCGTCACGCGCACCGAGTTCGGCAACCACACCGAGCATGTGGCCTTCGGGGGCTCGGGGAGCGGCGTGGTGCGTGACTGCGGCTTTGGCTGGACGAACGGCGCCTGTGTCACGGGTGGCGGCCAGGTGACCATCCAGGACTGCCAATACGAGGGCGACACCGGGGACAGCGTGCGCGGCCTCCTGTACGACGGTGGCCCGCCTTCCGATGGCGCCTGTGGCAACTCGCTCGTCTGCATCCACGTGAAGGCCACCGCGCCCTTCCCAGGCATGGGCACGCCCTACCCGTACGCGGGAGGCGTCACGGCCAACAGCGACATCGTCATCCGTTCCCCAGGCCGGACGGTGCTGGAGTGCTGTGAGTTCGCCAGCCTGAGCGCCGCAAGCACCTTCCCCAAGGTGTGTGTAGGCGCCACCCACGCGGCGGGGAACGGGGGCAGCCTCGTTTCGCTGGGCAACCGGTACGTCAATGCACCCGGTCCCTGCCCCATCTACGACAGCTCGGGCAACTGCCTCACTTCGGGTTGGTACGCCGCCACCATCCAGGCCAGCATCGCGTCTCTGGGCGACATGGGGAGCGCGGGGGCCAACCCCCTTCCCATGGTGCCGATGATCGCCTCGCCGACGTCCTAATTGACTTACAGACCAAGGCTTGTCTTGAATGCCGCATTCTCGCTCAAACGCAAACTTCCGCGCGTTTCGTCGTACGCCCAGGGCAAAGGACAGACGAGGGCTATGTTGCGGATGCCTGGCTGAAGTGCCTGCACGACACGGGGGGCAACTGCCGGGTCAGCTACTCACTCTGGTCCAAGTCGCTGTTGCCCAAGGTGCAGAAGGTGCTGGCCCGGGCCGAGTTGCGCGTTGCCGGGCCGCCCGAAGACGAAACCGTGCTGTATGGCTTCGCCGTCCTGGAGCCAGCCCTGGTGCACATGGTGTATGTGCGGCAGTCCTGGAGGCGCATGGGCATCGCCAAGCGACTCCTGGAGGGCGTCCAGCTTGAGGCTTGCGCCTATTCCACACACACCACCGACATGGGCCAGTGGATAAGGCACAAGCACCCCATGACGGAGTACCAACCCTTTTGGTTGACCGAGGCAGGGAATGGGAAAGCCAGCTGAAGCACAACAACAGGCGCAAATGGCCAACATGCAAGCCAACCTCCAGGGCTATGCGTCATTGCCTGCGCCGATGATCCTCTCCGTGTGGCTCAGAGACGCCCAGGACTTCCACCCCTATGGCACCCTGAATCGGCTGACGGTGGCGGACGCGGAGAAGGCACCCAACTACGCGGGCATCCGGCCCACGCTGAAGGGGCTGGCGCTGACCTTTGACAAGTGGGGCATCATCGCGCGCTATTCGGACAAGACGGGAGAGGCGCGGACCTTCCTCATCCCGATGGCCCAGGTGCTCAAGGTGGAGCTCGCGGAGTAGGCGAAAAGACCGGGGAAACGTGAATGGATTCGCTAGTCAGGAAAACAGGACGACCCTCGCTTGAAACATTCGCCGGCGTTCGATCCGCCCTGGCGAAGGTGTTGCGAAAAGTGGGGCGCGGCAAGCTGTCCAACGACACGGGACGCACACTGATTCTGGGCTATCGCACGATGAATGAAATCCTCAGAGACGAGCGCGACAACAAATACAAGAAGCGCGTGCGTGTCCTCTGGGAGGCCCATCAGCGCGGGGGCGGCGCAGCGCTCGAAGACGACGAGGCGAACACCGGAGTTCAGTGAATGCGCATCTCGCCCGAAACCCTCGACGCGCGTCGGGCCCTGCTCGCCGCGTTGGACGGGTTTCTGCGGCTGGCCTTGCGTCACGCCAACATCGACTCGGACTGGAAACGCAATGAAGGCGAGGCGCTCTCGGCCTTGCACAAGAAGCAGGGAGGGAAGTGATGGGGCGAATTCGACCAAATGCGGCACGCAGGCGCCGACGGGCGGTGAGAACCCAGGCGCGGGACAGCGCGATTGCGTCGATCACCGGGCTCACCGTGGAAGAAGTCCGCGACATCCGGCGCGGGCTTGCGCCAACGCCTCCAGTCGTATGGCTCACGCGGGACGTGGAGCCGAAGTGAGAGAGGACAGGCTGGCGCAGAAGCTCCTGGAGGCGCACCAGCGCAAGGACAGCCCCACGCGCCTCGACATCGCCGCGCACTGCTTCGAGGCCCAGCGGCCCTTCGTCCTCTCCCAGGCGAAGTTCCGTGTCGCAGACTGCAGCCGGCGGGCAGGCAAGACAGAGGGCGAGGCCGCTGTCCTCTTCAAGGCCGCCGAGGAACACCCAGGCTGCGTGGGCCTCTACATCACCAAGACGCTCAAGAATGCGAAGCGCATCATGTGGGGGGCACTCAAGCGCGTGAATCGCGAGAGGCAGCTGGGCGGTGAGGCGAAAGAGGCCGAGGTGCGGATGGAGATGCCCAACGGCTTCAACATCTACCTCTCGGGCGCCAACCACAAAGACGAGATCGACAAGTTCCGCGGCATGCCACTGGTGGTGGTCATCATCGACGAGGCGCAGCTCTTGACGGACCTCCGGGTGTTGATCGACGAGGTGCTCGCGCCCGCGCTGATGGACTATGACGGCAAGGTGGTGCTGGGGGGCACGCCTGGGCCCGTGCCAGTGGGGTACTTCTATGAGTGCACGAAAAACAAAGAGTGGGCGCACTACAGCTGGACCGTCTTTGACAACCCGTGGATCCAAAAGAAGTCCGGTAAGTCCCCTCAAGAGCACCTCGAAGCCGAGTGCAAAAGGCGCGGCGTCACGAAGGACGACCCCAGCATCCAGCGCGAGTGGTTTGGCCGCTGGGTGTATGACCCGAACAGCCTCGTCTTTCGGTATGAGGCCGTTCGAAATCACTTCGATTCGCTGCCCGACATGCGAGGAGAGCTATGCACTGTCGTTGCAGGCGACCTCGGATGGGATGATGCTGACGCACTGGCGGTGCTCTTGTGGAACACTGCACGGCCTGACTTGTGGCTAATTCACGAGGACGTGATGCCCAAGCAGTCCATCACCACGTTTGGCAACAAGCTCAAGGCCCTGGTGGACAAGCACCAGCCCATGGACGTGGTGCTGGACTTCGGCGGGTTGGGCAAAAAGATTGCGGACGAATTAACCCAGCGCTGGGGCCTGCGCGTGAATGCCGCCGAGAAGGAACGAAAGCTGGAGCACATCGAGCTTTTGAACGACGCCATGCGCACGGGTGTTTTCCATGCGAAAAAAGACAGCCGTTTCGCCCAGGACGCCATGCTGGTGGAGTGGGACAAGACAAACCCCGAGAAGCCGAAAATTTCCGAGCGGTTCCACTCAGACATCTGCGACGCGGTGTTGTATGGGTACAGACGCGCGCTACACTGGCTGCCCAGGCCCGAGGCTGAAGTGAGGCCCAAGGTGGGCACCGAGGAGTGGCACGCACGGCAGATGGAGCTGGCGCGCAAACAGTTGGACGCGGAGATCGAAGCGGAGCTTGAGGCCCTGGCGCAACGGAAGCGGGAACGGATGGAAGAGGAAGAGGAGGTTGGCTGGCTATGATCCACTGGCTCAATGCAGGTCCGCCGTATGACATCGTGACCTTTTGCATCGGCACGGTGCTGTTTGGCATCTTCCTGGCCTGGGGGATGCGCATCGGGAACAAGCTGCCATGAAGCCCGCCGACAAGCTCACCCTGGCCGAGCTCGAAGCCATCGCCAAGCGCATGGAGACGGCCGCGCGCACCATCCGGGAGGCGATGGCGGTGGTGGGTGGGCAGCCTCCGCTCCAGGTCCACGCCCCGACCGCGGGCCCGCGCTTCATCCCCAACCAGGGCCCACCCCAGCCTGACCCCACCATCAACTCCGAGGACACGGACCCGCGGGCCAAGCCCATCAGCAGCCTGCCCCCGCCCTCAGAGAAGCAACTGGACCGGATGGAGGAGCAGCGTCTTTTCCTGGAGTCGAGGAAGGGCAACAAGTCGGCCTTCCTGACGCAGTTCGCCCACGATGGGGCAGAGGAGAGCGCATGAAACAAGTCAATGTGAAGCTGACCGCCGAGGCCCTGGCCGTGGTGTGCGCCTACCAACGGCTGACAGCGGCCATTCGGCACGAGGCGGCACTGCTCAAGGACGCCTACGCTCAAACCGCGCCGGCTGAAGGCCTCCACGTGGTGGCCAACGGCATGGACGCGGCGGTGGAGCGCTTCATCCGAGAGAACCAGTCCCTCATCCAGGTGGCGCCCGTCATCCCGAGCTTGATTGTGGGAGGGATGTAGCGATGCCGCACCCCCTGGACGTGAAGTCCCCGGCCGGCCGGCCCAATGTGCGCAGCGCCTCCATGCGGAAACTGGGCAAGGATGGCACCACGTGGACGGGCACCGAGAAGCGCGCCAAGGACAAAGCCATGCGCCAGTTCTGCCGCATGGGCCGCAAGGGCGTGTCTGTGTCGAGCGGCAACAGCGAGGCCTACCAGGAGGGGTGGGAGAGGGTGTTTGGGGGCGGGAAGTGAGTGGCGACTCCATGACGCGGGCCGAATACGAAGACGGCGTTTTCGCGTTCCTTGCAAAGCTAAAGGCGCTCGGCGTTTCCAAGTGGCGCGGACAAACGGAAGAGCTGTTGAACCCGATCGAGGTGGATTTCTTTCCTGTCGCAATCGATTCCGCCCTCCCCACCGCTCTGGGCTCCCCGAGCTCCCTCGCCCAGGCCCTCGCGGAGTCCGACATCACCGACAAGTGCGCGTGTGGGCATACGGAAGCCGCACACAACCCCGAGGGGGAATGTCTCCAGGGCTGCGACCTGGAAGTCTGTTACCCTGGAAAAGACACATCGCCTCAGCCGACACCCCTTGTTGAAAGCTAAGGCCGATGGCCCCATCTGCGTCTGTGGACTTCACGAAGTTTGTGAAGAAGGGCGAGAAGCCCAAGAAGCTCGTGGACTCCGGCGTCTTCAAGCGTCGCTGGTGGCTTCTGGATGGCGAGAATGCCGCCGAAGAGATTGCCGACAGCATTGGCGCCACCATCAAGGCATACCAAGACAAACAGTCGGGGCGCATCTGGCAGCTCCGGGTGGCCGCACGTTTGTATGGGAATATGCGATTGATGGGGTTGCCGGGGAATTTGTCCGGTACCCGCTCCATGGCGCCCCTCCCGTTCGCGAAGGAGCGCATCACGGACAACATCACCCAGTCTGTCATCGACACGGCCAGCGCACGCATCGGGGAGAACAAACCCCGCCCCTACTTCCTCACCTCGGGCGGCACCTACAAGCAGCAGCGCAAGGCCAAGAAGCTGAACCAGTTCCAGGAAGGCATCTTCTTCGAGAACAAGGCCTATGAGCTCGGGGGCGGGGCGCAGCGGGACTGCGAAATCTTCGGGGACGGCTTTCTGCATGTCTTTGAGCGGGCCAAGCGCATCTGCTTTGAGCGCGTGCTGAGCGCGGAGCTGTGGATCGACGAGGAAGAGGGCGCCTACGACAAGCCTCGGCAGATGCACTGGGTGCGGCCGGTGGACCGGGAGCTGCTGTATGCCTGGGTCGAGGACAGCGAGACCCTCACCAAGGAAGAGAAGGCGAAGGCGCTTGCGGCGGTGGTGGAAGCGGACCGGGCCAACACATCCGACGCCTCGGTCAGCGGCACGCAGTCGGACATGGTGATGGTGCGCGAGTCCTGGCATCTGCGCAGCAGCGAGGACAGCAAAGACGGCAAGCACTGCATCAGCGTGGATGGCGCCTTGCTTGAGCCCCTCTCCGACTGGAACCACGACTTCTTCCCCTTCGCGCGCTTCCAGTGGAGCCCCCGGCCGCTCGGCTACTGGGGCCAAGGCCTCGCGGAGCAGCTGATGCCCAAGCAGCTGGAGATCAACAAGCTGCTGGCCGTCATCCAGCGCAGCATGCACCTCGCGGGCACCTACAAGGTGTTTTTGGAGATGGGCTCCAAAATTGTGAAGGAGCACATCACCAACGACATCGGCTCCATCGTCGAATACCGGGGCAACGAGCCCAAGTGGTTTGTCCCCAACGTCGTGCCGATGGAGTATTACCAGCACTACAAAGACCTGAAGCTCTCCTGCTATGAGCAGGCCGGCGTCTCGCTCCAGTCCGCCACCGGCCAGAAGCCCGCAGGCCTCAACTCCGGCGAGGCGCAGCGCGTGTACCGCGACACCGTGTCCGAGCGCCTCAAGACGCAGGAGCGGCTGAATGAGCGCGCCTTCATGGACCTGGCCGAAATTGCCATCGCCATGGCCCGCGACATTGCTGTCAGGGAGGGCAGCTATGAAGTGCGCGCGCCCTCGGGACGCATCCTCAAGGCCATCCGCATGACGGCCGAGGACCTGGACCCCTCCGGCTGGGAGCAGCAGTGCTTCCCCACCTCCAGCTTGCCGAAGGACCCTGCCGGCCGCCTGCAAACCATCCAGGAGTACGTCCAGGCCGGTTTCATGACACCCCGCCAGGCCCGGCGCGCGCTGGACTTCCCAGACCTGGAAGCGGTCGAGTCCCTCGCGAATGCGGCGGAAGACCTCATCGTCATGGTGCTGGATGGCATCTGTGACGAAGGGGGCTACCTGCCGCCCGAGCCCACGGACGACCTCCACCTCGCCATGGAGATGGTGGTGGAGTACATCAACCGGGGCCGGACCCAGGAACTAGAGGAAGAGCGGCTAGACCTCCTCCGTACCTACAAAGCTCAGCTGGACGCCCTCATGCAAGCGGCACAACCCCCGCCGCCCATGGGGGCGCCCGGCATGGGCCCACCCCAAGCCGCACCGATGGCCCCGCCGCAGTCCAACCTCATCCCCAACGCGCCCGGCATGCAGGCCGCGGCGTAAGGAGAATGCGCCATGTCCGAAACCCCCCAGCCCTCCCCTCCCAGCCCTCCCGCCCCGGCCCCACCGCCCCCAGACCCCTCCACCAACGGCTCTCCCCCGGGCGCAATGCAGCCCCCGGCCACTGGCAAGCCGGCGGAGCCCACCCCCGAGCAACGCGCCGATGCCCTGGAGAAGGCCACCAAGCGCGCGGCGCTCGAGTCCATGAAGCGGGCGGAGTCCTTCAAGAAGCAGCGGGAGGAGGTGGAGGCCGAGAAGGCGAAGGTGGCTGCGGACCGGGCCGAGCTCGAGACGTGGAAGAAGGAACAGGCGGACCGCAAGCGGAACCCAGCCAAGTACCTGGAGCGCGACTTTGGCAAGGAGTGGTTTGACACCATCAACCGCATCCGACTCGAGGGCGGGAAGGCCACGCCAGACCTCGTGGCCTCCGAGCTGGACGAAAGAGTGGGCAGTGTCGAGGCCAAGATGCAGAAGGAGATCGACGCCCTCAAGGCGGAACGCATCGCCGAAAAGGCTGAAGCCAAACAGAAGGAGGCGCAGACCTGGCGCCAGAACTGGGAAGCCGAGACGCTGGGCCAAATCGAGAAGGCCCAGGACAAATACAAACTCTTGACGACGTTCATGAAGGACAAGGACTTCGGAGACGGCATCAAGCGCGACCTCATGAGTGTGTTTGAGGCGCACTTTAACGAAACACAGAAGACGGACGAGGAAACCGGCGAGCCGCTCCCCGGACAACTGTTGACAGCGGACGAGGGGGCCGACAGAATGGAAAAGAAGCTCAAGGCCATCTATGGCTTGATGCAGAAGACGCTTTCCCCGACACCGCCCACCGCCTCCTCCGACACCAAACCCAGACGGTCCCTCACCACGGACCTCTCGGCGACGCAAACCAGCAACCGGCCGCCTCCGACAACCGATGCAGAGCGCATGAAGCGCGCGCTGGCCAAGTTCGACGAAATTGAAGCCGCGAAGAGGGCCCAGCGGCAGTAACGCAGTCTCCGACACGGACGTAGCGCAGTCCCCGACAAAGCCAACCGCTTTCGTCCGCAGGCCGCCTGTGCCTGCAGGGGATGCCCACCGTGTCTCAGACTTTCGACCTCGCCGCCGGCAACGCGGCGCTCAAAGAGTATTACGACGATCAAAAGGTCCAGAACGAGACCTACGCGAACAACCCCACCTTCGCGCTCATCCCGAAGGACCCCGACACCGGCGGCAAGTACTACCCGCAGCCTGTCTTCTATGAAGTGGGCCAGGGACGTTCCAACACGTTCTCCAATGCCCAGGGCAACCAGACGGCCATGCAGCTGGCTGAGTTTATGGTGACGCGCAAGTCGGACTACGCCATCCAAACCATCGACAACCAGACGCTCGAAGCGTCCATGACAGACAAGCAGTCTTTCATGCGGTTCGCGACGGGGATTGTGGACTCCAACATCCGCGCGGCCACCATCTCCGCGGCCTCCTCCCTCTTCCGCTCGGGCACGGGCACCATTGGCAAAATTTCCAGCATCACCTCGGGCGTCATCACCCTTACCAACCCGGGCGATGTGGTGCAGTTCGGCATCAACCAGACGCTTCAGGCCAACGCCACAGACGGCGGCACCCCGCGCAGTGCGCTGGGCTACGTCATCTCCCGCAGCGCGAAGAATGGCACCGTCACGGTGGCCTCTTCGGGCATCGGCGGCACCGCGGCCACGCCCACCAGCTGGACCACGTCGGACTTCCTCTTGGTGCAGGGCGACAACAACGCCAAGCCCTCGGGGCTTCCGGCCTGGCTGCCTCTCACGGACCCCACCTCATCCGACAACTTCTATGGCGTCAACCGCTCCGTGGATTACCGCCTCTTTGGCGTCAACTACGACGGAAGCGGCCAGGCCATCGAAGAGGCTGTCATTGACCACGCCATGCTGATGGGTCGGGAGGGCGCTTCCCCCACCCACTACCCCACCAACTACGGCAGCTATGCGGCCCTCGTGAAGGCGCTGGGTACAAGGCGCGAGTACGAGGACATGGAAGGGCCCGGTGGCATCGGGTTTCGCGCCATCGTCATTGATGTGCCCACCGGCCAACTCAAGTGTTTCCCAGACAGAAGCTGCCAGGTGCAGGCCGGCTTCATGCTCACCATGAGTACTTGGAAATGTATCTCTATTGGCGAGGTGCCCAAAATTCTCCGGTACGAGGACCGCCTCGAAATGCTGCGTGTGTACAACGCAGACGCCGCCGAGTGCCGGGTGGGTGGGTACTACAACTTCCTCACCAACGCCCCTGGCTGGAATGGCCAAACCCTGCTGTCCACGTAACGAAAGGGCGCCATGGCGAACCGCACCTTCAACAACCAGCAAACCCTCACTCTCTACAAGAGGGTGGTGGAGCTCTACCCCATCGTCACGTTTGGGGCGACGGGCGCACCGACGCTCAAGAAGGTGCAGTTCACCGCGATGGGCGCCACCAACGTGGCGGCTTCCTCTTCCCTGGCGGCCGCTACGACGACTGGGGTTGGGTATGCCTTTGGCGATGGCGCGGGCACCCGCAGCATCGCCCGGACTGGCACGGGCGCGTACACCCTCACGCTGTCGGACCCGTACCAGCGGCTGATTGGCTTCGAGGTGGCCCTCATCTCGAATGCCAACGGCCTCATCTCCACCGGCGGCTTCTCCGCGGCCATCTTTGCCAGCACCACCAGCGTCACCACCAACACGGCGCTGGGAAATGGGGGCGTCATCACCTTCATCCTCAACAACGGCTCAGGCGCAGCGGCGGACCCCAACAGCGGGGACACCTTCACTTTCTGCATCACCCTTCTGGACGCGACGGAACCGTAAAATGGCCATCACCGCCTCCATCGCGCTGTCCTCGGCCACCGCCAAGGCGGAGCAGCGCGTCACGGCCAGCCTCACCGTCAACAACTCCGGTGGGGCGGCGGTGACTGTGACGTCCGTGCAGCCCACCCTGGTGCCCAGTGGCCTCACGTCACAGTCCGTGTCCGCGGGCGTGGGCGTGCCGATGTTTGGGGGAGCGTTCGCCTCGTCGGTGGCGGCCAGCGGTGCGCTCGTCATCCCGTTTGATGTCGTGGCCCACGCGCCCACCACGTCCTATGGCCTCGCGGAGCCCGCCTCGCTGGCCTACTCGGTGGGCGCGACGGTGGGCACCAGCGACGGCGCCGTCACCGTTGCCACCCCCGCCACCCTCACCGTCACCAACCCCGCTGGCCTCTGAGGACGCACCATGGCGATGTCCGCGGCGTTGACTCAGCAATACCCAGCCACCCTGGGGAATGAAACCAACTTCACGTTGGCCATCAGCAACTCCGCTGGAACGGCCGTCACCGTCAACACCATCCAAGCCATGGTGCTGAATGGGACGGGCGCCCCCCTGCCGACCATGCCTTTTGCCATTGGGCAACCCGTCCTCTCGCCCGCGGCGGGCGCCGGAGGGACGGCCGGCATTGTCGTCAATGCCACCTCGACGGTCTACGTGACGTTTACCGTCCAATTCTTTGGGCATGTGGTGACGGGCGGGCCGGCCACGCCCAGCAATGTCTTCCTCGTCGGGGCCAACCTCGCGTCCTCGGATGGGAGCGTGTTTTCGCCCGGCGCCCTCACCGTCGCCCTTTCCTCCCCCACCCTGGGGCAACCCGGAAGCCCTCCTGACCCCTTGCCCGCCATTGGGCAGCTCATCTTCTCAACCCCCGCCACGTCGGGACTCACGCTGTAGCCACAAGGAGTTTCACCCATGGCCGTTACCACCACGTCCCTCGCAGTCAAGGACGGCAACAACGTCTCCCAGACGCTCGCGTCCTCGACGGATCCGGCCGGCGTCCAGTCCTATGCCGTGAGTCTGGACAGGCCCGGCATCGCGGCCTACCGCGCCTCCATCCTCTACACCCTGGGCGTCGCCACGCCGACCGAGGTGGTCGTCATCCAGGGCAGCGCCACCAAGACGCTGCGCTTCACGTACATCAAGGTCCAGGGGTGGAGCACCACCGCCGGCGTCATGAAGTGGAAGATGTGCCGGCGCTCCACGGCCGGCACGCTGGGCTCGGCCGTGCTGACGGCCATCCCCACCCAAGGGAAGAATGACTCTGGCACGGTGGCCAGCCCCACCGCCACCATCTCCACGGTGGGTACGGCCAACTACGGCACGGTGGGCACGCTGTCCGCCATCCTGGATTGCGGCGTGGTGGGCTTCAACCTCGCGGCGCAGATCAACAACACGGCGCCCTGGGTGCCCGTCTCCCCGGCTACCGCCGCCCAGGCCATCGTGGTGCGCGGGACGAGCGACTGGATCACCCTGGATGGTGGCGCGGACGCAGGCGGTGATGCAGTGCCCGCGGGCGGCATCGCGTGCATCACCCTGGAGTGGGTGGAGGATGCGAGCTAGCCATGCCCCAGAAGACACTCGAGTGCGGCTGCACCCTGGACACCGACTTCGTCTCCGAGGAGCACGACGCCAAGGGGCCGCCCTACCACAAGGCCCTTGGCGGTACTCCGCTGGCCCAGCCACCGGCTGAGTCCATGAATGAATTTGAGGCCGAGGCCCGAAAAGTAAACCCAGAGGAGTGGAAGGACGCGCTGTCCACGGACGAGAAACCACACCACCGGAAAAAGTAGGCCGCCATGCCGAACACCGGCGCCACCACCCTGGGGGCCATTCGCACCGCTGCCCAGCAGCGCGCGGACTTGTACGGCTCCAACTTCATCACCACCACCGAGTGGAACAGCATGGTGAATGCGTCTCTCCAGCAGCTCTGGGAGAAGCTGGTGGAGGCGTATGGGAATGACTACGAGGTCCAGTCCGCCTTTGCCATCATTACGGATGGCACCAATGACCACTACGCCCTGCCCACGGACTTCTTCAAGCTCCTGGGCGTGGACCTGCAGCTCTCGAATGCGGGAGCGGCGTCCACGACGGGGTGGATTACCATCTGGAAGTTCAACTTCGCAGACCGAAACCGCTACACCCTCCCCAACATTCAAACCATCTGGGGGCGCACCAACCTCAAGTACCGGCTGTCCGGCGGCAACATCTGGTTCATCCCCCTGCCGATGGGCGGGCAGTCTCTGCGCCTGTGGTACGCCCCGCGGTTTGTGCCCCTGGTGCTGGATGCCGACAGCTTCGATGGCATCAACGGGTGGGAGGAGTGGGCCATCAACGACACCGCCATGAAGGCCAAGCTCAAGGAGGAGTCGCCGATCGATGACTTGTTGAAAGCCCAGGCCGCGCAGGAGGAACGGCTCACGCACGTCACGGAGAACCGGGACGCGGGCAGCGCCTCGGTGACGGTGGATGTGTACGCGGCCAACGGCAATTACTGGGGCGGGGGCTTCAATGGGGATTGGGGCATTTAGGTGCGCCTCAACGTCACCAGCCTGCAGCAGCTGGGCGCGGGCCTGCCGCCCGAGGTCCAGACGAGCATCCGCTCGGCCCTCTCCGCGCAAGACAAGATGAACCAGGACATCGCCCAGCTGTTCACCAACGTCTCAGCCTGGAACTGGCAGACGCCTCAGTTCGCGAATGGGTGGAAGAATTTCTCCACCACCCTCATTGCGCGCTTCACGCAGCTCTCGTGCGGCCTGGTGGTGCTGTCGGGCGCCATCATTTCAGGCACCATCGGGGGCACCGCCTTCACGCTGCCCGAGGCGATGCGCCCAAGCCAGGATTGTAACTTTGCGGTGGACTCCAATGATGCCTTTGGGAAATTGGTAGTGCAGGCGAGCGGATCCGTCATCCCTACCGTGGGAAGCAACGCCTTTTTCTCCCTGGATGGCGCCACCTTTCTCCCGGCGGGTGGCTAGATGGGCTACGAGAAAGTCACCCAGTCTTTCCCCTTCGTCCAGGGCCCGGACCTCAAGACGGACCAGCGCCTCTCCTCCAAGCCGAGCCGGCTCGAAAACAGCATCTTCACCACCGGAGACTTGAACAAGCACGCCGGACGCAAGGCACTGCCCAGCACCATCGACACGGGAGGCAGCTTCACGGCCGGCGATGCGTTGTTTGTCTTCAACAACGAGCTCGAGCGCATCAACGGCGGCACCACGTATGGCCTTGGCGTAGGCACCAACCAATGGGTGACGAAGAGCGGCGGCAGCCATTACGGCACGCTGGCCAAGACGCAATGGGTGCGCAACACGGCCACCCAGGCGCAGTTTGACTGGGCCGCTGTGAATGGCGTTGGCGTCCTCACCTGGATTGAGCGGACCGGGGCGCAGCAGGGCGTGCACATTCTGGTGTTTGACCAGGCCTCGGGCAGCATCTACCAGACGGGCGCCACCACCGTCCTGACCGCGGGCAACTACCCCCGATGTGTCGTTTTGGGTGCCAACATCGTCGTTTTGTGGATCGTCTCCAGCACCAATCGGCTCTACTCGGCCGTCATCAACACGGCTCTGCCGGAAACGGCACCCAGTGCGACGATCATTCGCACCGACGTCTATGCAGGGTGCATCGCCTTTGATGCCATCGCCTACAACGCCAGCACCGCCGTGTGCGTGTACCAGTCGGGCACAGGTGCGGACCTCATCGCCATCGGCGTGAATGCCTCGGGCGCCGTCACCACCTCGCCCGCGGCCACCACGTTTGCGGCGGCCCTGACGGCGGCGAGCCAGGCCGGCCTACTGGTCCAGAAAGACACCGCGGGAAACATCTACGTGGTGTTTGGGGACAGCGTCTCGGGCTCCTCATCGTTTCTCGTCATCAGCAGCGCCTTTGCCGTCGTGAAGGCCAAAACCTCCATCGTCACCACCGGCAATTGGAGCGGTGGGCCCGGGCACTTCATGGCGGCGGCCTCTTACGAGGTGACGGCCAACAACCTCACCGTCGTCATGTCGAACGAGGACAACTCCTTCGCCATGTACGCGTGGCTGGGCAAGGTGGTGCTGAGCTCGGCTGGCATCGTCACGGCCTTCGCTGAAATCCCCTCCACCCAGGGCCTGCGCATCGTCGCGGACTGTGCGCTGTTCGATGGGACGCCCATCTTCGGTGCCTACAACCCGGACCTCAACACCACGGACCTCCAGGCCACGGCATGGATGCTGGACTTGAGCGGCAACGTCATCGGCCGCGGCCTCCTGGACGTCACAGGCGCCTTTGCGGGGCAGAACACACGCACCAACAAGCCCATCGTCTCGGGCCTGACCGTCTCGATGCTTTTCTCGGAGGAAGGCCGCGTGGCCATCGAGGTGGGCGGTGGATTCAATGTCTACAATGCGTCGCCCTTCGGCATCACCAGCCTGGGCATCACCAAGGCCCTGGTGACGCTTCTCCCCAGGCAGCAGCTTGGCCAGACGGTCTATCTGGGCGGGGCCATCCCGCGCACCTATGATGGGCTGGTGGTGGTGGGGGACAACTTCCCGCTGACGCCCGTGCCCCTGAATGCCTCGGACAATGGCGCGGGCGCCCTCTCGGCCGGCGTCTACCAGTGGCGCTATATCTGGTCCTGGCTCAACGCCAAGGGCGAGCTCTCGCGCGGTCCGCCGTCCGTCGCCATCAGCACCACCCTCGCCGCGGCTCGGCAGGCCACCCTCTCGGTCGCCACCATGGCCGCCTCCACGCGGGACATCCTTCCCGCGGGCGTCACGGTATACCTGGAGATCTACCGGACCCAGGCGAATGGCACCGTCTTCCAGCGCGTCTCCACCATCAGCGCACCGACTTACAACGCCGTCGCCTATAGCGGCACCACCAACCGCGCCCTCGTCATCAGCGACAACACCTCGGATGCGACGCTGGCCAGTCGCGAATTCCTCTACACCACGGGCGGCATTCTGGATTGGGAGGCCCCGCCCGCCTATTCCGTTGCGTGCACACACCAGGGGCGCCTCATCATCTCCCCCAGCGAGGCCCCCTATTCGTTTTGGCCCTCCAGCCAGTGGACGCCCGGCGAGACGGTGCGTTTCTCCAGCTTCACGGTGGCGTATGTCCCGGCCGACACCGGGCCGCTGACGGGGCTGGCGTCGTTGGATGGGAAGCTGATTCTTCTCACCCAGTCCGCGGCCTACGCGACGCTGGGGGATGGGCCAGACCAGCTGGGCAATAACCCCTACCCTCCCGTCCAGCGCGTGGTCGGCGTGGACGCGGGCCCCATTCCCGGGAGTCCCGTCGCGGTGACGCCGCTGGGCATCATCTACCAGTCCGTGAAGGGCCTCACGCTTCTGGACCGCTCGCTCAACCAGGCCTTCATCGGCGCCGAGGTGGAGCCCTACGCCCTGCCGCCCTACACGCTCAAAAGCATTCTGGTGCACGCCAGGCTGCAGCAAATCCACTTCCAGGTGGATGATGGCAGCGACATCCCGGGCAGCCAGACAGAGCAACTGGTGCCGAGCAACGGCGGCTTCCGGTTGGTGTTTGACTACATGTACAAGCAATGGAGCGTGGACCCGAAATGGGGCGCTCAGGGCGCCTGTCTTTACCAGGGCAACTACACGCAGGTGCGCAGCGATGGACTGGTGACCCAGGAGACACCGGGCCTCTTTCTGGACCGGGGCAGCGCCTACTCCTCCATCGTGGAGACGCCGTGGATCAAGCTGGCGGGCCTGCAGGGCTACCAGCGCCTGTACTACGTCACCCTCCTGGGCACGTATGGCAGCCCCTGCACGCTGAAGCTGGAGGTAGCCTACAGCTACGCCGCCACAGAGCCCACGGTCCCCTATTTTGACCCAGCCGACACGGTGACGCTGGATGGCGAGGCCGCGCGCGCGGCGGGGGCCGAGGGGTTCAGCCCGGGGAGTCAGTTTGCCTTTCGGCACCATTTGGGGCGCAAATGCAGTGCCGTGAAGTTCCGGATGACAGACACAAACATTCTGGGAGACGGGACGGGGATGGGGTTGACCGACCTGATGCTAGAGTATGGAATCAAGAAGGGCGCACGGAAGCTTCCTGCAGCACAGACAGCATAGGGGTTTGGTATGGCTTTTCTTCCTGGGGTGTTTGGTGGGGACAATACGGTGGGCTTCTTTGGCGGAGGCAAGTTCGTCCCCAACCAGAACGCCTTCCAAGTCCCCGAGGCCGGGCAAACCAACCAGCGCTATGCCTGGGGCAGCCAGTGGGCCCAGGACGCTCTGGACCCCAACAACCCCAACAACCCACTGGCCCAGCAGAATGCTGTCAACGCACAGCAGGGGCAGCTGGCCCAGGGACTGTTTGGCACCATCGCCGGCAACCAACCCTCTGTGGCCCAGCAGCAGCTGCAGCAGACCACCCAGGGAAACATGGCCAACGCTTACGCGATGGCGGCGGCCAACCCCAACAACCCCGGGGCGGCGCGGATGGCGGCGAACAACGCCGCGGCGGCCAACCAAGCCGCGGCAGGACAAGGCGCAATGCTGAGGGCGCAGGAGATTTCGGGCGCTCAAGGCATGCTGGGGAACGTCCTGGGGGGGCAGCGCAGCCAGGATCAGGGCATGTACCAGAACCTCAACCAGGCCTCGTTGGGGAATTTGGGCGGGCAAACCAACCTGAACTTGGGGCAGGCCCAGGCCCAGCAGAATGAAGAGCAGATGCGCCTGCAGGGGTTCCAGGGGGCGCAAAGCAATGCATTGGGCGGGAAGCTTTTGAATGCCGCGGCCGGCGTGGGCGCGGCCTTCGCGGGCAAGGCCTTTGGGGGCGTCATCCCGGGTTACGCGTCAGGCGGAGACAGCCGGGCCAATGACACGGTTCCGGCCATGTTGTCCCCCAGGGAAGTCGTCCTGCCCCGGAGCGTGACGCTGGCCGCGGACGCGCCGGAGCGCGCGAAAGCCTTCCTCGAGGCGCTCAAGAAGAAGCACCAACTCAAGAGGGCCGCATGAACCTCGCGGACGTCCAGCTCGAGAAGCAGGATGACGAAGCCTTCCACCTGAAGGATGCCCAGGGCCCCTTCAAGGTCTACAAGAAGCACGTCAACAAGGGCACGCTGGACGCCATCCATCAGCACTTTGCGCAAGGGGGCGAGGTGCAGGACGAGTCGCTCGCGGCCCTTGCCAGCGCCAACAGAGCTGCGTTCGCCGGCGGCACCCAGGACGCCGCGCCCAGCCTCCTCCAGCCGGTGGACCCGGAGCTCGCCGCCCTGAGTCAGCGGAACAAGGCAGCCCTCTCGGGGACGACGCTGGGAGATGGTCTGTCGCTCGCGCCGCCCCAACTCAATCCGGCCCAGGACGCCCGCCTCACCAATGTCCTGGCCGCGCACCAGCCCACGGGCACCCTCGCCCCACCGCCAGGGGGGCCACCGCCCACGGCCGGGCAGCCCACGCCTCCCCCAGCGGCCCCGACAGCACCGCCACCGCAAGCAAGGCCCCCGGGCATGGGCGGCATGGGCAGCGGCTCTCTCGTCTCCGACAAGCAGATCGCCGACTCCTTCAAGGCGCAGGAGAAGGCCGCCCAGGAGGCCGCGAAGGTGGCCGGACAGCACGCCGAGGCCAACGCCTTGGCCAATCAGCACCTTCTTGCGGCCCAGCAGGAGGAGCACCAGAAGGCCATCCAAGAATTGACTACCAACAAGGCGGAACAGGAGAAGCTGAAGCAGGACATTTCCAACTCGAAAATCAGCCCCGACAACTGGTGGCAGACCCGCACCGGGGGCCAGCGGGCGGCGGGCGTCATCGGCCTCATTCTTGGAGGCCTGGGCCAGGCCTTTGGCGGTGGCCCCAACATCGCGCTCGAGCTCATCCAGAAACAAATCGGCATGGACATCGACGCCCAGAAAGCCAACCTCGGCAAGAAGCAGACCCAGCTGGGTGACCTTGTGAAACAGGGCTACTCCATCCAGGACGCGGAGAAGCTGGCCCAGGCCCACGCCCTGGCGGTGCACCAGGGGATGCTCGCGAAGGCGGCGGCGGACTTCGGCTCTCCCGAGGCCATGGCGAACGCGCAGCGGGAGATGGCCGCGATGGAGGGCGACCGGCTCAAGCTGACGGAGGAAGTCCACCAGCGGCGGTTTCAGAACTCGGTCGAGGCCAGGAAGCTGCAAATTGAATTGGCCGCTGCCCAGGCCAAAGGCGTCGGCAAACCGCTCATGGAGCAAGACGTGGGCAAGCTCGCTGCCCAGAAAGATGCGCCGGAGGTGCTCAAGAAGATTGCCGATGCCCAGGCCGAGGTCGGCCTGTCTGGGCTTGTCGGCGCGGTCACCCCCGAGTCACTGCACTTCGGCGCACAGCGGCAGTTGGACAACATCATCAACGCGAGTGCCGGACCGTTGAGCGTCGCTCAGTTCCCGCTGGCCAGGAGCGAAAGTCCCGAGCTGACCCACATGGTCAAGGAATTGATGCCCAAGGGCTACCAGAGCAAGGAGGCGGCACAAGAGAAGCTTCGGGTGATGGAGGAGA